TCATCATTAATAAGTGGTGCAAAGTCCGACTCTGTGTTGCCCTTGTACCGTAGAAATGGTTTCATGCCATCATACTGTGAACTAGACTTGGTAGAGCCATACAAACTTGTGGTTTCGAACATGCAAAAGGGGCCTCCGTACTTCTTATCGAGTGTATCCTTTGTCAAATGTGAACAACAGATTGCAGCCAGTAGTTTACCACCCAAATAATTAAATCCTGCCGGCTGGGTTGGGACTATGATAAATCCCATAATTGCAGAGTCATTGAACCGTTTCATAACATCGCTGTTGAGCGTGTCTAGAGGTTTACCAAGAAACTCGTTTCTAGGCTTTGAGTTGATGGTAGGCGAACCAAGACGAATAAATCCAAATATTTTTCCTGTATTCTTTTCGTACACAACCCACTTGATAGATTTGCCAGGCACTGATACTTCTACAGCATGAGAGGTTACAATCTCCAGATAATTTACAAATACCTCTGTGGATACTTCACGGCACTCAAACTCCATATCATTTGGGTGCATGGTGAAATCATCAAACATATCATCTTGCGGGCCCATGCCAGGCAATGAGGTAGGATAGTTTGACATTCTTTCAAGTTTTACCTTGCGTAGATAGTCATCAATTCTTCCAAAGTTGGCAAAGTAGTCAATGAAAACATTGGCCGCATGAAGAGCATCAGTTCTTTCAAGTATCATTCATAACCTCAAAATTGGAGCGGAGAGAAGGAATCGCACCTTCATTTCCAGTTTGGTAAACTGGTGTAATGCTATTATACCATCTCCGCATTACAGAAAGTCAAGAAGACTTCCCTGTGTTCCATAACTAGAGTCGATTGACCAATTAATCTTTTCAGCGATAAACTTGATTGGTTCGACAAAAGCTTTCTCATACTGTGTATCATAATCTATATACTTGTGAATGTCAAGTTCCTTTGGAACATTTGTCATAAAAGAAAATGCAGTTGATACATAGACGTTTGGTTGTTTCAAATGTAGAAAACGAATCTTGTCTCCCTCTTGTATTTTTACGTATTTACTATCCAGTTTGTTTTTCTCTAGTAAGAAGTTGTATAGTATGGCTCCCTTGACATGGATTGGAGCGCCAGACTTGAATAGTTGAGAGTCACCACGAAACTTTTGTACACCATTACAGCTTCTTGGATATGCAATGTCTTCTGGAGGCAACTTCATAAACTCTTCTCTAAACTCCTGTATGAAACTATTTAGCATTTTCTCATCACCACTCATGATGATAGGTAGAGCTTGTTTAAGTTTCTCTCGACAGGCCGCAGGCGTAGATGACTTCACCGCTTCGATACCCATAATTTTCATCTTAGGTTCTTTGTACCGAACACCCTCACTGTCCCACACGTTTAGAATATATCGTTTCTTGGCCGTCCAGATGCCTTTGTCTGCGATAACTTCACGTTTCATAAACATCTTCTGACCGTATGCGTTCATCTCCCCAGCAAGATGTTGATAACTTTTATCGATAAAAGGTTCCAGCTTCTCAGTTGCAATCTTGTCCAAGAAGTTGACGATTTTCTCAGTAGAGCCTCCCTTCGGAAACAACTTATCCACCAACTTGTCAAAAGTAATATATACCGAATCTGTATCGCTCGCAATAACGTAGTCCAACTTGTCTGTTTCCAAAATTTTGTTAAGATATATGTTAAGAGCCTTTTCAATCCATCGTATAGATAACTGACCAGAGGTTGTAATTGCTGTAGCAACCAATAGATCATAGTAACGAAACCAATTATTCCCAATAGCACCATACGCCGAGTTGAGAGATATCTTCTTCGCCATCTGGATATTGTTGTATCTTGAGATATCCTTGAGTAAAGACTTGTCCTTCGTATTCTCATATTCTTGTTGAGCCTCAAGCATAAGTTTTTTATATTTGACACGATCATCATACATATTCTCCATCAGTTCAGGCAGAAAACCCTTCACATCTTTTCGAAAAAATGCACCGTTAGGAGTCATACAATGTTCTGTGTCATTCTTAACCTTGCCCTGTAATATTTTATCAACAAGTTCCTTTTCTATCTCTGCGCCACTGTTCACCAAAGTTTCTGGTGAAATATTGTATTGCATGATTAGGTGTGGATACAGAGAGTTCAAGTCAAACGACATAACCCACTTATGCATACCCACCAGTGGGTCTTTGACATAAGCACCTTCGAACTGCTCTGCTTTCTTGTGATCTTTCTTTTGTGGTATTACGATGTTCTTGGCCCGCAAATGGTTGTAGATCAATACATCCCAATAACGAACCGTTCCGAGAACGTCTGTATAGTTGACTTTAGCATCGTAAGCCATTGTTAAACACAACTCAATCAGGCGCATCTTATCTTCTAGCTTGTCAACCAGTTCAACGTCCGTGATGTTGTATTCAATAAATGATTGATAGTCCTTTGTATACCACTCTTTGAATGTATCAAAAGGATTACCTTCTTTCTGTTCGCCAAGTTCTATCTTTGCAATATGATCCAAGCGATATGACTCTTGAGCACTGTATGTAAATTTACGATACAGGTCAAAGTAGTCCAGATGAGCAACACCTTGAATATTATAGGTTTGATGTTGACGACCCATCTTGTAGACTTCTCGCTCCAACACCTTACCCCAAGGCGATAGTTTCTTGAGAAAATCCTCACCAAACAATATCTTCATGCGATTGCAGAGATAAGGAATATCAAAAAACTCTGTGTTCCAACCAGTGACGATATCAGGCAAACATATAGACCACTCATCAGAGAACTTAATCAACAGATCAGCCTCATCTTTACACAGGCGATAGTCTACATCATCACGATGATTTTGAAACTCATGCAGGCCCCAGACAATAATCTTTTTGTTCTGGTGGTTCTTCATGGTGATCGACAACATAGGTTCAACCGCATCCTTTGGATTAGGAAAACCATTCTCACATTCAACTTCAATATCCAAAGTTGCAATCAGAAGTTTATCTGTGTCCCACTTAACACGATTAGGATATGTATCAGAAATGTAGGTATAAGAATATTGTGTGTTACCATATACAATGTCCTGATCTTTACGGCTTTCATACCAATCTTTAGCTTCTTTGATAGAATCAAACTTGTGAGGTAACACATGTTGACCATCAAGAGTGACATAGCCTGTCTTTTCTTTTGTGGTGATTAGATCAAATAATGTTGGCTGGTATTGAACACGTTTCTTTATGCGTTGGCCATTTGAATCGACCTCTCGCACCAAGAGACTATTTCCATACTGGAGTACGTTTGTATAAAAAGTCATAGATTAGTTATATCACACTGGGGGTTAATTGTCAAGGTCTTTGGTTACTAAAAATTTTCTTTGTGGATCAACCATTACATTCATAGCTTTCATAGAATATCTATTTAATAGTAGTGGCGTGCCCATTTCAGTACGGTCATCTAAACCAAACATGAGTGTATATAAATGACCTCTAAATTCTAATTCTAATTCAACAACAGGCCTTTCATCAACTCCAGCGCCTGTCTGTGCTTCATAAGTTTTAACGAGTTTTGTAGTTACAGTCTTACCCATTAATTTAAAGGTAATCTTCTTTCCAGAGATATCAATGTTATCTGCATGAAGAACTGAAAGTATACCGTTGCCAGTATCAAACTTTGCTGTCATATCACCGAATGGTTTTATTTTTACTTTCTCGTAAAATCCTACAGCTGTAGGAACAGCATATCTAAGTTTTTTATTTTTATAATATTCTAAAACTTCTCTAGCAACATTTAATTCGGGGTTTGCATCTTCAATGCCATCTGTGCCTGGGCTACTATTGACTTCCAGAAAATAAGGTTTATCATTATTAGGAATAAAATCTACAGCTGTAAAGTTACCACCTACAGCTTTACTAGCAACTAAACACTGATTTTTTTCTTCGTCACTTAGTTTGTATTTTTTGACTTTGGCCCCTTGAGCAACATTTGACCTAAAATCTCCCTCAACAACGTCTCTTCTCATAGTCCCAAGTATTGTTTCTCCTAAAACTAAAACTCTAACATCAAAATCATTTTTGATGTATTCTTGAATTAGAATATCACTATCTTCATCTTGTTTGAAAAGCAATTGGACAATAGAATGTAAAGACCTTTCCGATTCAATAAAAAGAACACCTACACCCTTTGAACCTCTAAGAGTTTTTAGAATTATAGGAAACTTTGTATCTAAAGCTTCAAGTGCTGAATCAACATGTTCTTCACTAGGAATTATGACAGTCTTTGGTTGATTTAATCTAAAGTCTTTTAACTGATTCCAACTTCGATATTTATCAGCACATATGTTAATCGTGGTTCTACTGTTAATACAAGTGACACCAATTCTTTCTAGTTCTGATACTAAATCTAAATAACTATCTCTATTAGGAGTTCCACGAACAAACACAACTGTATCTGCTCTATTAACGATTACTGTATCTTTATCGTTACTTAATTGATAGCCATTCTTATCATCATATTGCAGTATAACACCTTTGAAGTTTGAAGAAAAAACTTCAAACCCAAGCTTTGAAGCCTCCTTCTCAAACTTTTTAGCAGTAATAGATTTGTCGCCATGTTCAACAGTAAGAATAACAACTTTGTATTTGTCTTCTTTTTCTTCTGTTATGAAGGACTTGAACTTTTCCACATTAATCCTCTTTTTTCTTTCCTAGATTATATTTCGTTTCAAGAATCCATTCTGATTTTTCACCAAAGGATAAAACTTTAATTTGACTCAGTGGAGCCACTTCTTCAATCTTACCTATTACTTCGACTAAACCCCAATCATTTAAGAGGGTTGTTATAGTGTTTCTTCGAGCAATATCATTAGAGGATAGATTTGTTTTCTTACCATCTAGTGCAAAAAGTTCTTTAAAATGCACAATAAAATATCGGCCCTGTTTATGTAAAATATGACAGGATTGATATAATTTTCTTTCTTTTCTGGATGCGACACCCATACGAGATAGAGTCTCTCGTACCTTGAGGAAATCATCAGGCTCCTTCAAAGATACTTCAAGCATCTGTTCCTGTGTCCAATTAACTTCTTCCATTTTTTCCACCTTTATTTAACTTCTTTTTTATAGCGGAAATCTGTTCATCATCCAGTATATCAAGAGCGGCCTTGGCCTTTTCATTATTGTATCCATAAAACTCTTTAACATACTCTAGATTTTTTAATTTCTTCGCCTTCATCCAAGGAGCATATCTTTTTCTTGGTCTTAGACTATTTATCAAAAAATCAAACTGAAGTTTCTTGTCTAGATGGTGTAATTGGTTAATCTCATTTACCAACATAACAGTATCTTCAAAGGGAGCCACACACTTGTTTACAATGAATGGGGCAAATCTCTTTTCCCACATCTCATCTTCTGTATCTAAAAGAGAGTCCTTAGATACATTTATAGCGTTTAAATAATCTTTTAATTCGTACATTAGTCACTAAATCCCTCACCTTTTCTCCAGTGATGGAATCTATGACAAAATACAGCCCATAATAGATGGGTTAAACTGTCGGCCTTGTAAGTGCCACTTTTCACTTTTAATTCATATGTCATATGCTTCACTCCATGTCATCATATTGTTTTCTTCTATTTCTGTGCTATTTGCAGAGTCTAGCCATAGTAAATCTTCTTTTAATTGTCCAGTAAATTTTACTATTTCATTTCTTCTTGGGGCCTGCAATACACAAAACCAGTACGCTATTTCCTCTGCCTGTTCACCAATTATTTTTTTAACATCCTCTCTACTAGTAGAAATGCCTTCATCTGGCATATAGTATGCAGTGCCATATACCGAATGAAATAGACCAGCATCCTGTAGATACTCTGGGGCCCCTTCTTTGCGTAGAATATCTCTAGTGCCTTCCAGATGTTCTAAAAGTGTGGCTCCGCTGTGGTTGCACAGATGAGCGCCACGATCTTTAAGAAATTGTATCTTTGTAGAAATCGAGTCGGTCACGATTAGCACCCTCAGTCCAAAGTTTGAACACAACACACATTCTTAGTTCCAAACAATTTTTAGCCACTGGTTGTGCTTGATGTGGTAGATGTGCATCAAACATTAGAACACGATTACCACGATACTCTGCAATTGTATCAACTGTTTCTGCATCTTCTTTGTATACAAAAGTGCCACCACCATATTCTATTTTCCAATCCATTTGGGGATAATAGATCATGGTAAAATCGCCATCATCTCTATGAATGTTGGGTTCTACACCAAATGTGTGAGCGTTACAATAGAGGCGTTTCCACCCCTGTATTTTGAATCTTTCTTTCAAATCAAGTTTTTGGTTAGCGGCTTCCCAAATTGGAAGAAGCAATTCTGCATCATTATGTCGAACTTCTTCCTCATCCACACCGCAATAAACATGCCAGTGATATCCAGATACTTGTTTGTTTGATTTATAATAATATCGCCAACGTACTTGATTTTTCATGAAGTCTTCAATCAACTCAGCCATATGTGGTTCTAGTAAGTTATCATGTACTTCTATTGTCATTTGAATTTCGCCCTTGCCATAATTTCAGTCAAACATGCAAGCATATTTATTTCTTGATCGGCGACAAAAGCTGCTTTATATTGATACTCGCCCAATACCACAACAACATGAGGGATACTACTGCCGTCCACATGATCATATAGGCTGTCATAAAGACGGCGGAAAAGACGAGTGGGATCATTATCAAGATTATCAACAACCCATTTACGAACATTTGTAAACTCCTTCCCCTTCATGCAAGTTATCAATTCTTTGATATTAACTTCAGCAATGTCAACCAGAATACCGGCATCAATTTCACCAGATACAGAATATCGTTGTAGTTCATTTAGCACCCTTCGCCAATCAGGGAAAAACTTATTTATGACTTCAGCGACTACTCGCTTGTCATATTTTACTTGACATTCTTCCAAAATTGTGAT